GTGCCAAGTGGGCCGTGACCACCACGAACCCCACCCGTGCTCAGCTCGCAACCGTGGGCAACTGGAGCAAGGTGTACGAAACCAAGAACATTGGTATCGTGCGTGCCACCATCACCTCCAACTTTGATTGATAGGAGGAACTAACGATGGCTTCTCAATTTGAGGTTTCTGCTGGTAAGTCGATTGGCTACACCTCCGGTCTCGGCGGTGCTGTTACTCAAGCCACCAGCAAGTCCACTGGGGTCACGCTGAACAAGCCCTGTGGCTCCATCACCATGCACAACGCTTCGCTTGCGGGCGATGCTGAGGTGTCCTTCACTGTAACCAACAGCGAAGTGGCAGCTACCGATGTGGTGAACGTGGCTGTGAAGTCTGGTGCTACCACTGGTAAGTACCTTGCCTTTGTGACCGCCACCGCTGCTGGCAGCTTTGAGATCACTGTCTCCAACGTCGGTTCTACCGCCGGTGAAGCTGTGGTGCTCAACTTTGCTGTGCTCAAGTCGGCTGCTGATTGATGGGCATGTTCGCCTTTCGGCGACTGCGTGAACTGGAGGCTGCCTCTAACAAGGTAGCCTCTCTTTCTATTGCAGAGCCCACTCCTAAACTTGAAACACTAGACCCGTCGCCCTCTGTAACAGACGATGGCAATCACAATCGACGCAACAGTGGGGGGCGAAAACGCAAACTCCTACCTGACCCTGGCAGCGGCTGAACTAATTATCGAGGGGCTCGTCCAAGACGATGACGTAACCGCTTGGGCGACCGCTACAACCGATCAAAAGAACAGGGCGCTTTATACCGCAACGCAGCGGATTGATCGTGAACGGTTTTTAGGTGCTCGTGCAACTGACACGCAAGCGTTGCAGTGGCCGCGTGATGGTGTGCGGAAGCCTGATACCTACATCAACACTTACGCCGTTGGCTTTCCTTTTCGTATTACCACCGACTATTACACCACCACTGAAATCCCTGACCAGATCAAAAAAGCGCAGGCATGGCTAGCCGTCTACCTGAACAACAACAAAGACGGGATGGGGCTTAGCGGCTTGGAGGATTACAAAGCTGTCAGCATTGGTAGCCTTAGCGTCACCGTTGCAGGCGCTAGCGCAACAGCTACAGGCGCTGACCGTTTGCCGCCGATCTATGAACGGTATCTAACTGGGCTTAGAATTAGTGGACCTGGCAACATCGCCATCCGCCGTTCCTGATCATGGCTGAGAACGACTCTTACAACATCGGTTTTGAATACATCAGCGACACCGCTGCTCATACGGGGCGTTTCTGGAAACTGTACGCCTTGGCTGATGCGGTAATTAGCGCGGCAACCATTCAGAACGCTAGTGGGAACACTTTTACTTCAGTGCCGCTTGGCAAGGGCGACGAGATCGAAGGGGTGTTTACTAGCGTGACTCTTGCTTCTGGCAAAATCGTCGCCTACAAAATCTAACCATGAGCTTTAAGGGACACCAGGGCAACGGGATTGACTACACCCTTGGTGGTGAGGTCATTACGGACACGGAGACACACACTGGGCGTTTCCACCATATTGATTTTTTTGAAAACACTCATATTGACACGATTGTCAGCACCAATATGACGGGCAACAGCTTGGATGGTGAAACATTCCCGGCTGGCTCTGAGATCCGTGGAGTGTTTACTAGCATCAAACTCAATAATGGCGCTTGCATTGCGTACAAAATCTGATGGCACTTGCAACTTCACTACGAAAGACCGCCAGTAAGTTGATGGCAAAGTTTGGCGGTGAAGTTACTTTCCGTCAAGTGACGACTGGCGCCTATAACACCACAACTGGTGCAGCTACTCAAACAGTTAGCAGCGCAACTATTCGCGGTGTTTTGGAGGATGTTACCGAAAGGGAAGTCAATGATCTGATTAAGTCAACTGACAAAAAGCTCACTATTGCAGCGGTTGACCTTGCATTTGAACCATCTGTCACTGATCAAGTCACCGTGGCTAGTCGAGTCATGCAGACAATTCAAGTGAACAAGATCGAGCAAGATAACACGCCTATAGTCTTTGAAATTTATCTGAGGGACTGATATGGCACGTCGAATCAGACTGGATGAAATTGATGATTATGCTCGGCAAAACATCAGCAAGCTAGTGCGTACTGCCACATTGCAGGCTGAGTTGCGGCTAAAACTTTTAACCCCCGTAGACACTGGACGACTGCGGGCTAATTGGCAGACTGAAATTCAAGAGTTTTCAGGATCAGTTTCCAATAATCTTCCCTATGCCGCTCCTGTTATTGCAGGCAGAGATTATCCACCTTCATGGGGTGGACGCTATAGAACTCGCCAAAATGCAAGGCCATTTCTCGCTGTTGTTCAAAAGGATATTCAGACTTATGTTCAAGTTGAAGCTGAGCGCATTGCTCGATCATCATGAGCCTAAACACTGTCCGCTCTGCTATTGAAGGCCGCATTGCAACGGAGTTTGCAGCGGCTCCTGCTATTCAGGTTGCCTATGGCAATGTTCCTTTTACACCGCCGAATAATGGAAGTTTTATTCAGGTGTTTGTAGGGTTTGGCGAGCACTCTTACATAACTTTGCTGTCGCCTGCATCAGGCATTAACAGAGTCAATGGCGCGATCACCGCCAATATTTTTACTCCTCGTGGAGCTGGTGCAGGAGCCAACATGACAGTGGCTCAGCGATTCATTGATTTGTTCGCCCGTCTGTATTTATCCAATATCCGCTTTGATGCTGCCATTGGCCCTGCAACCGTTCAAGCATCAGCCAATAAAACTGGCATCAGTGGTCAGACCGCACTAGCTGCTAGCTTCTTCCAGTCACAAATCACGATTGCATTTGAAGCTTTTGAGTAAAGCTAGAATCTGATCAGCCACCTACCGTTCAAACAATGGCTACTGTTCTGTCCGGTACGACCGGCGCCCTTTACTACAAACCCGCAGGCACCAAGTCAACTTTCGCTGAAACCGATGTTGACACCACTGATGATGAAATCACTATTGGCACCTACCTGAATTTCAAGGTTGGTGACCCGGTGAAATTTAGTGTTGTTAATGTCAACACTGGTGAGGCTGGTACTGGCACTTTGCCCGCACCTTTGAGTGCAGCAACGACGTATTACGTCATTGCTTACACCGCCAGCACTGGCATTCTGCAAGTGTCTACAACTGCAGGTGGCACTGCAGTCAACCTGTCGGATGATGGCACGGCTGTTTCGCCCAATGCTTTCCAAGTGGCTTATGCCGACTATGAGGCAGTGGGTCAAGTTCGTGAGTGGTCTTTTGAGATTACTCGCGAAGAAATTGACGTGACCACCATTGGTCAAACTCTTGGTCAATATGCACCGTTCAAAACCTATATCACCGGCTTTGCCGATGGTGAGGGTTCTGCCAGTGTGTATATCACCGATGACAGTGGTGATCTTGCTAGCCGTCTGGTTCAAGATGTGCTGCAGCGTCAGCAAGTTGGTGCAGGCTTCAAGCTTTATGTTGATCGGGTAAATAGCGGTGGCACGGTCAGTGACACGCTTAGCCGGTCGATTGCTATGGAAGCTGTGCTGACTTCTGCCAGCTTCATGGTGAATCCTGAAGATGCACAGATGGTGGAAATTGCTTTCCGTCCTTCTACCACTCCCACCTTCGATTTCAGCGAGACTGCCTGATCATTTAAGGCAATCGCCTATGGCCCCTGGGTTGCACCAGGGGCTTTTTTATGCTTAAAGTGGTAACCAACATCCAAATTTTATGGCTGGTTCTTCCATGCGTGCTCTTGACCGTCTGAAAAAAGCGGCTAATTTGACGCCCGTTAAAAAGTCGGTAACTCTTAGTGATGGCACTGAATTTGAGTTTTACTGCACTCCACTGACGATGGCTGAGCGCGAAAAGGCTCAGAAGGATGCAGGGTCTGATGAGGCAACCGCATTTGCATTGCAACTGCTGGTTCAAAAGGCAAAGGATGAAAATGGACAAGCCTTGTTCCGTTCAGGCGAAATTGCGGAATTAAAGAATGAAGTCCGTGATGAAGACTTGCAGTCTTTGATGCTGGCGATTATTACCAAAGAAGGTGACTTGACTAAGGATGAAGCAAAAAACTAATAGCCGACTTAAAGCGTGATATTCCTTTGCGCTTGATGATGCGAATAGCTCGAGATTTAGGTTATACCTTACTTGAGCTATTCGATAAAATCACGCTTGAGGAAATTCAGCTTTGGTCGGCGGTTTATCAAATAGAGTTAGATGAACAAGAGGCTGCTATGAAAAAAGCCAAGAGGCGATAGACTGACTCTATAGGAGGATTTTGCCATGGCTGCGATTTCAAATGTAGCAATCAATATTGATGCACAATCAGCACTCAAGACTCTTAATGATATACAAAAGTCTTCTATTGGCGCGAGTGACAAATTCAAAATTCTAAGTGCTGAAGCGCAAAAGGTTAAACAGGCTGTTGAAGCAACACAGGGCGGTTTTGCAAAAGTAGCTGAAATTCAAGGTGTTTTTGCGGCAAAAGTAAAAAATACTGAAGCCGCCATAAATGCTCAGATTGCAGCCCTGCGCCAAGTCCAATCAAATGTCCAAATAGGTGGAGCACTTTATCAAAAAGCAGCTACACAAATTCAACAATATCAGCAAATACTAAAACAAGCTGGAACAGCCGCTCAGGCAAGTGGGCAGCAAATAAAAGATTCTGCAAAAGACGTTAATTTACTGCAAAGTGCATTTGGCGGTTTACGCAGCATAATTGCAACTCTTGGCATTGGATTAACAATACAATCAATCGCCAAAGTTGGGACAGAATCAGAGGCAAGCAAAAATAAACTCAAGGCATTAACCGCTCAATATGGGGAATTGGATGTAGCCAGTCAATCTGTTGATCGAGTTCAAAAGCTACTTGGCATGAGTGCCATTGAAGCACGAGATAGTTACGCTCAGCTTTATGGATCTTTGCGCGGCACTGGTCTGAATGCTCAGCAACTTGAAGTGCTATTTGTCGGCTTAAACAAAGCTGCAAAGCTTTCTGGTGGTGGTGCTCAGGAGGCACAGGCCGGGATTTTGCAGTTGAAGCAGGCATTCTCGGCAGGCACTCTGTCAGGTGATGAACTGCGGTCTGTCCTTGAAAATATGCCTGCTTTTGCTCAAGCTGTGGGCAAAGAAACTGACAAGCTCGGCATTACAAGCAATGCAACTGCCGCTGATATTAAGCGCCTTGGTGCTGAAGGCAAGATTACATCTGATGTGTTGTTTAAAGCCGCGCAAAGTCTTGCATTGATGAAGGCGCCTCCGCCGACTACTGCAGAGAAATTCTCTGCTGCAATGAAAAATATGCAAGAGCGTATTGCCGAAGCATTTGGTCCCGCTGCTATTGCACTAATTACAAAATTTACTGCGGTAATTGGAGTTGTCGGAGATTGGTTTACAAAGAATCAAGCTGGTATCGCTGGATTTGCAAAATTTGCGCTTGAAACATTCAAGATCCTTGGCCCGATAGCCGTTGGAATTGGAGTAGTTGCAAAAGCAGTTGAACTGTGGGCTTTGCGTACAAAAGCATTAGCGGCAGTTCAAGCATTTGTTACTGCCATGACCGGCCCTGCTGGCATGGCAAAAGTCGCGGCAGCAGTGGGAATTGCAGCAGGAGCATATGCAGGTCTGAATGGCATTATGGGGCAAGCTAATGCTGAACTTGCCAAGCAAAAAACAGGAGCAGCTGCTGCACAACAAGAGTTTCAAAAAATGGCGACTAGTGTTGCACCATTGCCGAACAAACTTAAAGAAGCTGCTGATGAAACAGCGAAACTTGCGGCACAACAAACACAATTAGCAACAGCTGCAAAGCAAGGTCAGTTAGCGATTGACGGTCAATTAAAGTCTCTGGAACTAGGAGCTTCTATTTCTTCGGCTCGGTATGAAGCCGAAAAGGCTTTTAATGATCTTAGGGGCCAACAATTAGAGCGAGCATATCAGCTTGCCACTAGCGAGCAAGAGCGAGCCGATATTGCGATTCAAATCTTTAACAATGCTGTTCAAGCGGCCAAGATTGAATACAATCAGGCGCTTGAGAGGATCAATCTTGAGAAAGAAAAGCTGAGACTGCAATATGAGTCACAGCGACTCAAGTTGCAAGAAATTGAAGCTGAGGGTAAGCGGGCTCAAATTGTAGAAAAAGATGCGGCAAAACGTGCTGAAATTGAACAGCGCACAAAGGATGCTATTGCATCTCAGCAGTCGGTTGTTGATCAATATGGTAAAACATTTGAAGCACAACAGCAGATTGCTCAATATCAAGAGCAAGCCGCAAAAGCTCAGTATGAGACAAAAATATTGGCGGCTCAAACTGCATTAGAACAAAAACTTGTTAGCGAAGAAATTGGCATGAGTGCCGAACAGGCGAATAATTTGTCCAATCAATTAGTGGCGAGTATTTCGCCAGTAGAATCATTGGCGTCTGGAGCAGAACAAGTTGCTTCTAATGCTGAGAATGCATCTTATATGTTTATTCAAGTCGCCAATAATGCCAATAGTGCTGCTGCTGCAATCAATAATGCTGCCAATGCTCAAGAACGTTTGAATGCATTGCAGGCACAAGGCGGAGGTAAAGGAGGTAAAGGAGGGAAAGGTGGTAGTGGCGGCACTCAAAAAGCAGCAGAAGGCGCTTTCTGGAAAGGCGGCTTCAGTGCATTTGCCAAAGGTGGCATTGTTAAAAAACCTACTCTCGGTTTAATCGGCGAAGGAGGTGAGAATGAATATGTAATTCCAGAATCAAAGGCAAAAGGTTTTGCGATGAATTATTTAATGGGTCAACGTGGAGTCGGTGCAATTCCAGGTTTTGCTCAAGGTGGTTACGTTGGCAGCACTCCTACTGTTAGCATCCAAACTGGACCCGTCACACAAATGAATGGCACTAACTATGTGACTACGCAGGATCTTGGTCGGGCTGTACAATTCGGTGTGCAGCAAACACTAAATCTAGTTCGCAATGATATTGCTATTCGTAGTTCACTGGGGATGGGCTGATGGCTACTTATGACATCATGTGTTTTCTTGAGTATTACGCAGACCGCACTAATGTCGAATCAGGCGGTCTCCGTACGCCAACACGGCAGTGGCAGAACTTTTACCAAGAGGCGCAGACGCTCAGCATTGATGCCAGTGTGGCGGGTACTTATGCCTATTTGGCGTTTGATGTGAATGGTTTTGGCTCAACTGCCGCAGCCAGCATCAATGATCTAAGTATTGAAGCAGCAGCTACTGCCGATCTGGTAGACATCACTGATGCTGCGATTGCAGCCGACAATTTGGTGATCGCTTCGCTTTATATTCAAGATGCAGGTGAGGATTCCTTCGACAGTGCCAGTGCTCAATTGATTAGCCGCTATATCGGGAGTATTGAAGGCGCAAACATTAACGATATTCAGGTGAGTTGGAAGGTAAATCCAGCTATCAATAAACTGAAACCGCAGGTGCCTACTCGTAAAATTACAGCAGACATGCTAATTCGTCAGCAAGGACAATGACAGAGGCTGTTCTTGCAATTAAGATAACTGCGACTTGCGCCGATGGCTCGGTGCATAATGATGTGATCATGAAGTTAGTAGATGGTGTGGTGGTTTATGTCACGTCGGATGGCGAGCATCTTTGTGGTGAGTGTTGCGTGAAGCTCCTTGATAATGCTCAGTTCGTGGCACCTATGCCATTGATTGCTCAGGCTATTGAGCAATATCGTAAGCAGGAGGCAGGGTGATGCCAGAAGGTTGGGAGCCAATTTATACATACAAAGGACGCGATAAGTGGATTAGTGGGTGGACCAAAGTTAATCCACCGGCTGCACAGTTAGGAGTACCACCGAAAGCTCAGCCACAACCACCCGCCAAGATTGGCGCTAAACCAGCAGCAAATGATGCCGCTGTTCAGAAAAGCAAAAAACCTCAGGCAGAGATCGCGAAGCAACAGGTTGTTGCCAGTGCTGGCGATACTGTGCCGATTGTATTTTGCAAACGTGCAGGCAGCGTTGGAGGAACGTGGGTGCAGCCACCATTGGTAAAAACTGGTTCAATCGACTTTGTTGGTCAGTTTTTATATGTGATAAGCCAAGGTGAAATGATTAGTAATCCGGTAAAGCATTACTCTTGGGTGGGTACTGATAATATCAAGTTTCTTACCAATACTGCAAGCATTACACTCACGCATTATTATTCCTCTGCAGCGACAATGGAGGCGACTCCAAATGCCTGCCCGATTACAAGTGGCAAAATTTTTTGTGACTTAAACTCATATTCCTATCTGGATCGAATTTTTAATGGAGATGGAAATATCAGTAGATCCTTTGACTATACGCAATTTTATTCAGTTTTGAGCACTATCACTCGTGGAACAGGCGACACAACAAATAGTGTGATTGAAATACCCAATGCAAGCGTTGGCGTGTATGACAACAAAACTGGCAATGATGTTACATCTAGTTATTGGTCATATTATGGAATCAATCCAGCAACAACATCAACTGCAGTTAATCCTGTCATTAGTGGCAGTGGCATTATCACGGGTGGTCGTGCAGTCGGAACAATTCAAAGATTCCCCACATCAGGATGGACGGCTCCAGATCCCAATTATTTCACCAATATTGGAGCAACTGGTCCAGTCACAGTCGTGTATGGAGCAGGTACTGTCAACAATCAAGTCAATCCGGCTAATCCGCCTAGCACAGGTACATTGGTAGGCACACAGGATGAAATCCAAGTTAGTCCATACGCGGATCCCACTTCACCACCTAGCACTGCTGATTACACCACCTTTGCCGACATTACGTTCCTGCAGATTGAGGGCAATATCTACGATCCACCGGATTCCGGTTCTTATCCAACTACCACCAGGCAGATCTCGCTGTTCTACGAAAACGGCACAACTGTTGATTTATACAGTGAAGGATTAGTAAGTGGCGTTTACAACACTGGAGCCAGCAATCAGTTTGTCGATCTAGCAATGCACCTGTTCACGCTGATGAAGCGTGCTAGTGGTGCGAGCACTAATGCACTAGCTGCGCCAATTGATGTTAGCAATCTTGAAACACTGGCAGATTTTTGCACCAATAATGCAACTTACTTCAACGGCATTATTGAACAGTCAGTAAATACAATTGATTACATCGGCAAAATCGCGCCTTATTTCCTGCTTTCTTTTATATCAAGTAACGGTCGCTATAGTCTTCAGCCGCTACTGCCTATAAATACTAGTAATGAAATTAAGGTCACGGCACTAACGCCGGTACTGACATTTACCGAAGATGACATCCTGCCGGGTAGTTTTCAAAAAGAATATATTGATGCGGATCAACGTCGAGCAGTCAATATCTCACTTGTTTGGCAAGAGGCTGATCCTCTTACCATTGGCATCCAAAGAAGTACAACCGTACGCTATCCAGGCACCGATGTAAATGCGCCAACGCAGCAATATGACATGACGGACTTTTGCACTTCAGCTGCTCATGCCACGCTTTACGGTAAATATGAACTAGCACGCCGAAAGTATTCCGTTCACACCATCAGTTTTGCTACTGCATTGCTTACCACCAGTTTGATTCCGACACAGATTATTAAAGTAGAGCGCCAACGTATCACTAGTCGTGGTGATAATCGCACCGAAATCGAATGGTATCAGGTGACTGACGTTAAGCACAGCAGTGATGGTGTATCCGTAATTAGTGCAATGCAATTTCCAGTCAATGGCAGCGATATTGCCAGAATTAGCACTGAGGTAGTCAGTGGCACATTTGAGGTGATCTGATGGCAACTTTTCCAGCTATAAAACCGAATACTAGATCATTGACCCTGGGCGATTATCCTCAATCATCCTATGTTGGCCCAAGTGGTGTTGGTGTTAGATTTTTACAAAATACAAAAAGAGTGCAGCATAAATTGAGTCTGTTCTACAACAGCATTTCCGAAGCAAATGTCAATTTAATTCTTAATCATTACAGCGGTCAGGAGGGCACACTGATTCCATTTGATCTTCCGGCAGAAGTTTGGACTGGCTATAACACGATTCCTGTTAGCACTGTTGATTATGAATGGCGTTATGCCAGTGCTTTTTCAGTTGAACCAAATACACCGGGAAGATTTAATGTGAACATTGAATTAGAAAGCGTTATTGTTTAAGCATGAGCATTTTTCCTGCGCTAGCTCCTAGTTCAAGGGTTTACACGCCAGGCGACGTTCCCATGGCTATGCAAACCTCGTTAAGCGGGTTCAACTCTGGATTTAGGAGAGGCAATAGAAGAATTGGGCAAAAATTAAATCTCATTTTTACACATTTAACGCAAGCAAATATGCTTTTAATTAAAGATCATTACATTGACAGAAAAGGTACTTTTGATATTTTCTTTCTATCTACAGAAATTTGGGGAGATTTTGACACGCCACCAGTTCCTCTCATAAGTGATTTTGCTTGGCGTTATGCATCGGAACCCAAAATTACTGATGTTTCCTATGATCGTTTTACTGTTGATGTTGAACTTCAAACTGAACCAATTGATCTTAGTGATTTGATAATTGATGGGGGCTTAGCTAGTGCAACTCCTGCCCGCGACTATATTGTTGAAGGTGGTCTAGCTTCTGCGACGCCAGTTCGCACTTATGTAATCAGCCCCGGAGGCGCAGCATGAGCATCACCCTATCCGCGCTACAGAAGCAACGGCGCGACACCGCAGCAAATTGGACAACGCAGAACCCAACGCTGCTGGCGGGTGAGCTTGGTTACGAGTCTGATACCGGCTACTGGAAGGTCGGTGATGGCACCACCGCATGGGCTTCGCTCGCATATATCCCCGGCTCCAAGCTGAGCGCCT